CTCTAAACCAGCGATCAATATGCAAAATAAAACGCGACATATCCTCGGTAGAGTTCTCATCCCCTGCCCCGTAGTTGCGCGCTAACGTATCAATGATGATGGCCCGAGGTGCTTGTCCCAGGCGCTCGCAGACTTCAAAGATTTGATCCGAGACTGTCTGACAGGACTCCTCATTTAAAACTTGCATCGCACCACTGCTTTTGTAAAGTGAGCCGGCAGGAATGGCGATTGCGTGCGCTATCTCCCAGCCAAGAAAGCGCCTGGATAAGCCGTTATGACCTTCTCCGGCG